GGTTGGAGACCTGCTGTTGGTTGGACTTGTTGTATTGGACTTGCGAGTCAGTACATTCTTATCCCGATGGCAAATTTTGCGCTTGCTCTTGCCGATTCTACCATTGAAATCCCTGTTTTAGATATGGCTACTATGATGCCAGTACTAATGGGTATGCTTGGTTTAGGTGCTATGAGAACTGTAGAGAAGACTAAAAAAGTACAGAGGGATAGATAATGTCAGCGACTAGTTCATATTACAGACCGCCACACGAATCCTACAACAAACACTGGGACGTATATGGTGTACCTTCTAGTTCTGAAATAACTAAGTTTGAAAAAGAATATGACACCCTTACAGGTAAAGGTATATGGTCAGAGCAAGAGTTGAATGAGTTTGCTCAACTACGTGAGGATTACTTATCAGGAGATAAAAGCCCGTGGCAAACTGAAGTAGCTTTAAAGTACTTTAGAGGTGATAGAAACGTAAGGGAAGAAACACAAGATATTTTAGCTGAAGGTGGTATTGGGGATTATACTCCCGCTACTTCGTTTATTGAAGCTAAACAACAAGCTGATAGTGCATATGTACAATACTTAAAGAATGCTTTTGATGAAGACCCTAATAAAGCAACAGGTGCTTTGATTGCCAGAGGTGCGCCACGGTTTAACACTAAAGCTGATTACGATTTGTATAATAGCTTAGATGAAGATAGCGTACATCGTAAGGCTATGGACGCTCAAGCGGCTGTAATGAAGGACTACTTAAATCGTAATGATATAAGTCTTGAAACAGGTGTAGGTATAAACACAGGCATCATGGGACAAGCCCCTAGTCCTTATCTTAATACAGGTACAGCATTGGGTGCTGAGTATGCAGATAGAGATGAGTTTAGGGTGGGTGACTTTGGTCAATACTCTATGCTTGGTTATGACCTACCTGAGCAAAGTGGCTTTGAGAAAGCAGTTGGTTTTGGTTTAGATATACTAAGCATATTCCAACCACAGTATGCTCCTTTAACACAAGGTTCTAAAACACTGCTACAAACAGGTGATTTAGAAGAAGCACTTAAGTCAGCAGGTGGTGCTTATATTGCTACTGAAATAGGCAATATAGGTAATGCAGAAATAACACAAGTATTTGATGATTTAGGTATAGACTTAACAACATTACCTCAACCTGTACAAGACGTAGTACTGGATACTACAACAGCGGCACTTGAAGGTAAATCAGGCTCAGAAGCCTTTGAAGAGGCTGTTACTGGAGAAGCCTTAGGTTATTTAGGCGAAGGTGCTGAAGAGGCACTCCGTGCTATTGACATAGACTTACCTGACTTTGAAACACCTCAGATTGTAAAGGATGTTGGTGACGTTATTGTAGATGTACTAGAGCCACCATTAGAGTTCGTAGGTGAAACCTTTGAGCCTGTAATAGAAGCAGGTGAGCAAGTATTGTCAACAGCAGAAGACGTACTAGAGCCTGTTAAAGAGGTTGTAGAAACCGTAGGAGAGCCTATAGTAGACGTAGTGGACGAGATTATAGATGCTGTAGATAGTCCTTTAGGAGATTTACTAGAGGGCGTAATAAGTGGTATAGGCGGCACAGGAGGTATGATGGCAGGTACTAAAAAATCTACACAGGTCGAAGATATATTTGACAAAGAGTTATTTAAATTTGACACAGAGATTAAGTCTACACAGGAAATGCTTAGTCCAATGATGAACTTAAGAAGGTATGGATAATGACTTACTTACAACTAGTAAACGCTGTATTACGTAGACTAAGAGAAGATGAAGTAACTACTGCTGTTGGTTCTACGGCTAGTAGCTACACTAAACTTATAGGTGACTTTGTTAATGACGCTAAACGTATTGTAGAGGATTCTTGGGACTGGTCTTCGTTACGTAATACTTTTACTGTAGATACACAAGCAAATGTATTTAGTTATGCTATTACAGGCGTTGGGTCAGCCAGTAAAACTCTTGATGTACTTAATGATACATCTAATGTGTTTATGAAACAAGCTAGTTCTTCTTGGATGAACAATGCTTTTCTAAACCAAGACCCGCCTAAAAGCACACCTTCGTATTATTCTTGGAATGGTTTTGACGGTAGTGGTAATTTACAGGTAGATGTTTTTCCTATTCCTGATGGTTTGTATAGCTTACGTTTTAACATGGTTGACAGAACACAACCTTTTACTGCTGATGCTACAGTACTTAATGTTCCGTCAGCACCAGTGATTCAGTATGCTGTTGCACTAGCCTCTCGTGAACGTGGTGAGACAGGTGGTACATCAGCACAAGAACTATATGCTATTGCTGACTCTACACTAGCTGATGCAATAGCTATGGATGCGGCAAGATTCCCTTCTGAAACTACTTGGACGGTTTGCTAATGGCTCAAAAAATACAGACAGTATCAATTAAAGCGGCAGGATTTTCTGGTTTAAATACCGAAGACTCTCCCGTTACTATTGACCCGTCTTTTGCTGAAGTTGCAGAAAACGCAATAATTGACAAACACGGTAGAGTGGCGGCACGTAAGGGTTGTACGCCTATATCAAAAACTAACTATGCTGTTTATGATAACAAACCTGTTAAGTCTTTGTTTGAGTTTATAAACTATGACGGTATAAAAACTTTAGTATCTACAGGTAACAATAAAATAGTTACAGGTACATCTACTTTAGTTGACCAAACACCTGTAGGCACAACCATTACGGATGATAACTGGAAAATAGCTAGTTTAGCAAACAAGTGTTTTATGTTCCAACGTAATCACGAGCCGTTGGTTATGACTGTTGGTTCAGGCGGTGCTATTACTGTTGAAGAACTAAACGGTAGTCAGCATTCCAACGGTACAGCACCACAGGCTAACGAGGTTATAGCGGCATACGGTAAACTATGGGCGGCTGATGTAGCGGGTAATAAGCGTACACTATATTGGTCCGACACGCTAATTGGTGGTCATTGGAACGGTGGTGCTTCAGGTTCACTAGATTTAACTAATGTATTCCCTAACGGCTACGACGAGATTGTAGCGTTGTCAGCACACAACGGCTTCTTAGTTATATTCTGTCGTAACTCTATTATTATATACTCTGGTGCAGAAAGCCCTGCCACTATGGTATTAAGTGATGTTATTGAAGGTATTGGCTGTATTGAAAGAGACTCTGTACAAAACATAGGTACTGATGTGCTGTTCTTGTCCAACGAAGGTGTACGTGGTTTAGGTAGGACAATACAAGAAAAGTCAAGCCCTATAGGAAACATTAGTAAGAATGTACGTACAGACTTAATGAACTCTGTTAAGAATCATAGAGGTAATCTTAAAAGCGTATACAGTCCTCAGGATGCTTTTTATTTACTGTCATTTCCTGAAGATAATATTTTATACTGTTTTGACTTAAGAAGTTTATTACCAGACGGTTCAGCTAAAGCAACTACTTGGGTAACTATTACTCCCGATAGTTTTGTTGTTTTGTCTGACGATAGTTTATATTTTGGACTTTCTAGGAGCGGTGGTGATTCAGGAATATACGAATATGCAGGATACTTTGATGAGGTAAATTTTCAGGGGAGTTATGTTTATTGTATATTTAAGTATGAAAGCACCGCTATGGACTTTGGTATTTCTTCTAACTTAAAGTTTCTTAAAAAATTTGAATCTACTATTGTAGGTAACGCAGGTGAACAATCAGCACTTTTATGGTACTGGGATTATGACACCAACACAGTTAAAAATGTTGCTTATTTACCAGACGCAACGGAAGTAAATGCGGCAGAGTACGATATTTCAGAATATGGTGACAGTTCCACGACAAGAACTGTTCCTTTTGCCCTAGACAATAAAGGAATAAACGGTGCTTCTACAACACCGTACTTAGGAGAATTTTCATCAGCACCTAGTGCTAGTGTAGTAAATTCTATGTACTATAATTTAACAAGTAATAAACTGTTTTATTCAAATGGCTCTGCTTGGATTGAGGCAACAGGATTAAACACTGACTTTGTTGCATCAGAATACACAACAGGGGTTTATATACAAACACCATCCGTCAACGCATCAGGTAGTGGTAAGGTTTTACAAGTAGGCATTAGCGCATTAATACAAGGCAAACCATACGCAGTACAAAGTATTGACATATCAGTTTTACTAGGGAGAACAAAATAAATGTCAGATTATATTAAACAAACTAACTTCGGTGCTAAAAATAGTTTAGTTTCTGGTACTGCGGGTAAAAAACTTGATGGTTCTGAGTTTGACACCGAGTTCAATGCTATTCAAACAGCCATTGCTACTAAGGCTGACTTAATAAGTCCTGCTTTTACAGGTACAGCAACAGCAGACAACTTTACAATTTCAGGCACAACAACACTAGCAGGTACTTTAGCGGGTACTTTCACTATTGACGGAGGTACATTCTAATGAGTTTCCTTGAAGATTTGCTCCAAGCAGGTGCAGGATATGCAATGGGCGAAAAAGGTATTGAGTCTGCAAGAGAGATAGGAGAACGTGGCTATGGAGAAGCTATGGGTCTTGCAGGTGAAGCCGCAGGTATGGCTAAGTTCCAACCGTTTACTGTTACTACGGGATTAGGAACAACTACAACTACACCTACTGGTGGTCTTGACATTGGCTTGTCTCCTGAGCAACAGGCTCTACAGACGCAACTAATGGGTCAGGCACAAGGTTTATTTGGTCAGGTAGGGGTAGACCCTAGTACAGCACAAGCTGACCTGTACGAGCAAATGAGAGCCGTACAACGCCCTGAGGAAGAACGTCAGCGTTTAGCATTAGAAGAGCGTATGTTATCTCAAGGACGCTTAGGTTTACAGTCAGCGGCATACGGTGGTTCTTCACCAGAGTTGTTAGCACAAGAGACTGCTAGACAAGAAGCTATGGCTAGAGCAAACTTAGGTGCTAGACAGCAATCTATGGCAGAACAAGCACAAGCACTATCTTCAGCTACTGGTTTGATGGGTGCGGGTTATATGCCTCAGTCACAAGCCTTAGGTGCGTTAGGTGCAGGTACTCAAGTAGCGGGACTAGCTGACATTGGTAGACGTACTGGCGCACAGCTGTTTGGTCAGTTAGGTCAGTCAGGTGTTGAGGCACTAATACAAGGTGAAGAATTAGCTAGTCGTTTACAGCAACAACAAATGCAGTCAATAGCTGATGCTTTATTAGGTAGACAACCAACAATGCAAGAGCAGTTATTAGCTAAGTACTTAAAAGTACCTGTACCGCAGAGTGGCGGTGGTTTATTAGACGGTCTGGGCGGTTTACTTAGTGGTTTGTTTGATAACAGAACTGACCAACAAAAAGAAATAGATGAAACCGAAGAAGACTTAATGGATATGTTTGACGCGCTAAACAAATAGGAGACAATAAGAATGGCTAACAGAGATATAGCAGGATTACTTACAGGCATTCCTAGTGGCGGTCTTAGCCCACTAGCGCAGTTGACTCCTGAGCAACAAAGAATGCAAATGGGCGCACAAGCGGCACAACGTATGGGCGGTGGATTACGTGGTTTACTGGGTGGCGGTGGTCCTACTCCTCAACAGCAAATACAACAGAAGCTAGGTGAAGATATTCAAGGCTTTGACACAAAAACCATTGATGAGCAAAAGAAGTTAGTAACCGTGCTTCAAATGTCAGGTCAAACAGGACTAGCGGCACAGTTAGCATCTCGTTTAAAAGACAACATAGCAACACAACAACAAACTCAAAAGTTAGAGTTGAATAGAAAGATTGTCGAAAGACTATATCCTGATACTGAATGGGCGGCTGACTTTGCGGCTCAGGGTGTCCCTCTGTCCACCATTAAAGAATTAACTTCAGATACTAACGCAGATAGAGACGCAACTTATAAATGGGTTGTAGACACTTATGGTGCAGAGGAAGCAAATAAACTTAAACCTGTTATTATGACTGGTCAAGTAAAACCAAAAGATATACCTAGCCTAATACCTGATGATTCTATAAGCATAGCAAGCAGACAGAATGTCGATTACATAGATTCTGAAGGTAAGAAACAAACAGCTTTAATTCTGTTTGGAGCTAATGGGAAAACTTATGATGTTCAAGGAAATCCAGTAGAACTTCCCACAAACGCACAGATGTCCGTTGTAGGTAGAACACCCGCTGACGTTAGATTTGAAAGGAAAGAGGATGGTACGTTAGGTGCGCCTCTTAGTGATGAACATAGAAATGAAATAATAGCAGATATAAACAGGTCTATTACACTGCTAAATGAGGTTGAAGAGATAGGAACGGAAGAGTTAGAAAATACTTTAACTTATTTAGGAAAAGCAAAAAGATGGGTAGGTGGTATATCTAGTGCGCTTCAAGTAGGAGAACTCGCAGAAAGTCAAAACAAAGTTTTACAAGCTATAGGGGAAAAGGCTGAAAGCCTAGAGGACTTTGGTGGCGAGTCTACTATGGTTATTGATGCACTAGCAAATTACTTTAATAAAAAGAGACACGACATCACAGGGGCGCAAGCATCAATAAAAGAACTCAAAGAATTAGAACAAGGATTGTTAAGTAGGAAGAGTACCCCTAATGAGGCTAAAGCCCGTATCGCAAAGATTATAAAAGATGAAAGAAATGCTATTGCAAGAAACCAAATGCTTCTTAAAAACAATATGATGTCTTGGGAATATTATACAAACACACCTGCTCGGTCTACGGATAGGCTAGACCGCGTAGGCGAGGAAGAGAAAAGCGTAACACCTACTAGTATTATTAATACAGCATTGGGGCTTTAGTAATGACAGACATAAATATAGAAGATTTAAGAAACGCAGTCAATGCTCTTGGCAAGGACAAGCTAGTTGAACAGTATAGTCCAGAGCAACTTGTTGCATTAGAGAATCTACTTGCTCCTGATGAACAAGCCAAACAAAAGGCGGCTGAACTTTTAGGTAAGGACAGACCTCAGGATTCCATACGTCCTGTCACTGAAATGGAGTCAGAGGTAGGTAAAATAGTAGGCGGTTCTTTAGCTCCTTTAGTGACAACAGGTAAGGGCGCACAGGTAGGGGAAACAGTAGGTCGTGTAGTAGGCGCAGGAGTTACTAGAACCCCGCAGGGTGCAGAGATTGCAGGTAAGGTTGGTCGATTCTTAGGGTTTGGTATTGAGTCAGCTTTATTGGCAGGAGCAGGAGGTTCAACTGGAAGACAGGCTGAGGCTCTATACAGCAATGCTGTTAATGATACTGAGTTTGATACGTCACTAAAATCTGCATTAAGTGCGGGTGGTGATGAAGCAATGTGGGACGTAGCGGGTAACGCCCTGTTCAAGACTGGTGGTAAACTTTGGAATATGATGAAGTTTAGACCAAAAGACGGAACAAAAGAACTACAAGAAATGTTGAACAAACAAGGGACGACACTGTCTCTTGACCAAGCTGTTGACAACAAAGTTGTTAATTTCATGGGAGAGTTGCTAAGAGGTTCTACACTCTCTGGTGGTGGTTTTGAGAAACTAGCATCAGACCAAAGTGATGTTGTTATTAAATTTTATGATGACTTAGTTTCTGATTTTGTGGACGTTACGCGGTCTGGTTTAGAGCGCGGTGGTGTTTCTCGTATGCTAAAAATAGCTATTGAAGATGGTAAGGCTTTACATCAGGAAGCCGCTAATGTTTTATTCGGTAAACTAGACGATGCTGTTATATTAAGAGCGGGTAAACCTAAAACCGTAAAGTCTTCTCCTAGAATGGGAACAGGCGGTTTTACAAAAGAAAAAGTATCAGTGTTTAAACATCCTGTAGATGTGTCCCCTATACGCGGTGATGCAAAAGATATTCTTAATGAGTTGAAAGAAATAGGAATTATAGACCCTACTGGTCAAGGTGCTAAATTGTTGACTGATTTGTCAAAAGGAAAATCTAATTTAACTTTTAGTCAAACCCATGAATTAATTTCTCAACTAAAAAGATTACAGAGAGACAAAGATTTAAAAGGTGTATCATCAAAAAGAATAGGGGACTTTATTGACGGCTTACATAAACAGTTTGATAGTGCCGCGGAAGGTTTACCAAATGATTTATCTAAAGTATATAAACGTGCCAGAACGTTTAGTAAGTTAGGTGCTTCTCGCTTCAATCAAGATTTTATTGTTAAGATATTAAGCGAAGACAGCCCAAGTGTTATAGCTAAGATGATATATAAAAGCACACCAGAAGATATTATACGTCTTAGAAAGGCTTTGTCATTGGCAGAGAAAAGAGGTGCTAAGGATAGCGCAGGTCTTTGGAAAAAAACACAAGGTGCTGTGTTGAATGAAATACTACCTCAAAGGATTGAGGAAATAGGTAAGACTGCTATATCTGCTGATACTAGAGAATTAAATAGAATGCTCAGGGCTGTGCTTTCTCCAGAAGAGTACAATAGAGTCAAAAGAGGTACTAAGCTAGTAGAGCAATTAGCGGAGAGAGAAAAGAAAAGAAACACCGTAGGTTATCAACAGAGTTTATTATTACTTGGTGTGGGCGGGGCAGGTTATAGTACTACGGATAGCGGGTACGGTGCAATTCTTAGTCTATTAGCCGCCCCTAGAATGATGGCGTGGGCGATGACAAATAAAAAAGTAGTTAATAGTCTTGTCGCTCTTAACAAATATGACCCATCTAAACCAAGCTACAAACTAGCTGTAGGTAAGTTATTAAGGTTATTAGGCGAGGGACAGGCAGAGTTAGAGGAAGAAGAGTAGAAACAAAAGGGGGCATTGCGCCCCCTTAGTTTTACCTAGACTATCTCACACGCGCCTCCAGTACACGCTAGTTCTTGCGAACCTGTAGTAGTGTCTTCCTTCTCAAAGTGTTCTAGGTCATCCCAATTTACATCAACTGGCATAGCCGCTAGTAACTCTTCATACTTCTCAGCGGTTATGTCCTCATAAGGGGCTTGCTGATAAACATGGTCACTAACTGGCAACAAGCTGATACCACTGACAGTGTCGAAGTTTTCCCATATCCATTGGGATACTTGGAGGAACTCGTCATCTGTATAATAAACAGTGATACTTGGCTTATGTTCACACCAATAGTCTTGGTACTTCTTCCAAAGTTTTAACTGCTCCATAGCACCCACTTGCTTTACTGTAGTACTGCTGTCGGGTGACTTGATTGGGAAGCTAAATACCAACGAAGACTTACTCATTACGTCATCTTCTACAGGGAAACCTGCGGCTGTCATGTACTGAGCAAGCGGGTCTTTCTTGTCTGAACGTACTCTACGAATGTAATGTTTAGAAAAACGGGGATGTATACCGCTAGCAGAATCAACAAGCTGAGACACAGTACCGCTTGGCTTAACACAAGTAATAGCTGTAGACTGATTGATTCCAAGTTTGTCAGCCCATTCTTTATTAGTTTTGATTGCAACATCTTTCATCTCCGTTAGCCACTTCTCTATGTCTGGCGAATCTTTACCTAATAG